CCGGAGCGGAGCTCGCCGGCGATCAGACGTGGCCCCCGGCCCCGCCCGTGCCCCCGTTGAGCGTGTTGTAGCCCGAGGAGGAGTTGGGGATCGAGACGTTGTGGAAGTGCTTTGGCGAGCGGTTGCCCTCGGCGCGGCCTTCCGTCGTCCCAAGCGGGAAGCCGGATGAGCCGACGCCGAGTGGGAAGCGGCGGCGCAGGTCTGGGACGTTGAAGGTCGTCACGCCGTCGCCAGCGCCCCAGGATGTGCCGATCTCGGTGAACAGCCGTGAGTAGGCCGAGCGCGAGTAGGCGGTGCCGTCGCAGCGGAGACATCCGGCGGGGGTGCGCCCTGAACTCCAGCCGATGATCGTCCCGGCCGGGAGCAGGCCCTGGATGAAGCTCGTGTTGCCCGAGCCGCCGATCCCGAGCGTCGAGCCGAGCCCCTGGATCGAGCTGATCGGGAGCGTCAGGTCGCTCGACTCCAGGAACGAGACGAGCCAGGTCTTGAAGGTCTGCGGGAAGGCGAACGGATCGGAGAGCAGACGGGCGACCATCTGCCGCTCCTGATCTGTCAGGGGGCGTTCATCGACCGGGCCCTCGCCGCCGCGTCCGATCCCGGAGACGGCATCCTGGACGAGGCTGCTCACAGCCTGCTGCGCTCACTCTCCCAGTTCTCGACCCCGAGATCGAAGATGCGAGTGACCGCAGACGGGACGAGCTGCTGGAAGCGGAAGGCCATCCCGTAGGGCTGCTTGCCGACAGGGAGCCGTTGGCGCTTGTAGGCGGTGGTGGGGGGCAGTTGCCCCGCTGCCGTCCAGCTCGTGTCCTGCGGGCTCTCGATGTAGTCGAGCGAGACGATCGGGGTGCCCGTCGCGGTGAGCCCGACCATCGTCCGGTTCCCCTTGGGCTCCTCTGCGTGCGGGTCCTGGAGGTCTGGCTCGTCGCGCCACTGAGCGGCGACCGCTGTCCCCGGCGCGCGCACGTCGTAGGACATGTAGGCGTGGCGGATCCGCTTGCGCCCCTCCTCGCCGAGCCGGAACCAGGCCGTCTCAAAGCTGGGCAGCACGGCCGTGCCGTCCGCGTCGGCGTTGGCGGTCGTGGTGAAGACCGGGAAGAAGCAGGAGGACAGCTCGCCGAGACGGTTGGCTGAGCCCCGGCCGAACCAGAGCTTCTCCTGTGCCCCGACTGCCTGGATGAAGCAGGTGGCGTCGATGTTGGTGAAGCGGAAGACGGTGCGCCGGTTGAGATCGACCACCAGGGTGACCGCGATCCCATCGGTGCGGCGCACGGTGATGATGTAGTAGTCGAGGTAGGTCTCGGCGGCGATCGAGAGCTTGTTGCGGTAGAGCGTCCGCCAGAAGTAGAGGAGCCCGGCCTGCGAGATCAGGTTGCGGACGATCGAGCCGTCCGTCAGGTGGATGCCGCGCTCGTCGGCGAAGATGCAGTTGTCGTTCCAGTAGGCGATCGAGCGGGCGTCGGTGCACCCGGCCCGGTCGAAGAGGCTCTCCAGGAACATGTCCGAGGCGATGTCCGTGCCGGGAGGAATCGAGCCTCGGATCCGCTCGACGGAGCCCGCGTGGAAGACGAGGATCATCGCGCGCATCACCCCGAGCCCGGTGATCGCGAGCGAGCTGTTGATGAACGAGTTGGCGTCCCACTTCATCGTCACCGGGTTCCCGGTGTTGGGGTCGTCCTTCAAGATGAAGCCGGGGTAGGAGAAGCGGATCTGCTGTTCCTCGCCGGGGAGGTTCCCGACCACCAGCCGGTCCTTGTAGACGCCGCCGTAGCGGGCCTTCGGCGCGGTCGCGTCGCTCATCGTGGTGATCGTGGGCGCCCCGCCCGTGTAGGTGATGACGACGGGCGCGCTCGCCTGTGATTGGTCGAGCGAGAACAGCCAGTCGCGCTGCATCACCGGGTTCTGGGCGGGGATCGGGATCGCGCCCACGGCCGTCCCGGCGTTCGGCGCGGCGAGCGCCACGTCGTAGAGCTGGCCGTTGGCCCCGATGACGAAGAGCTTGTCGCCCGCCTTGTAGGGGACGTATTTCCCGGCGACGACGGTGGTGCCGAGGTCAGCGGAGCCCCACGTCCAGCCGCCCCTGGAGGTCAACTCGGAGTCGAGCAGGTTCGGCACCCAATCGGCCATGTCCCACAGGTAGCCGCGTGGCATCCGGTCGCGGGCGAAGTCGCGGGCGAAGGCCTTGGAGCCCTCGATCAGCGAGACGGGCTGGGCCATCAGTCCACCCAGGCCGAGCGGGGCGAGACCCCTCGGCGGACGACGACCCTGCGACGCGGCGCCAGCGCGGTGCCGCGCTTGTTGACCTGGGAGCGGATCACGGCCAGCCTGCCCGAGCGTCCGTCCTGCCCCTCGTAGAGCATCCGGTAGCGCTCGCCGCGCTGGGTGTTCCCCTCGTGCGAGTAGTCGCTCGCGTGCCACTGCGCGTACAGCTCGATCGCGTCCTGGAACTCCTCGGGGATCGCGCCGAAGGCTTCCGCTCCGAGGTCATCGGTGTCCTGCGTCATCCGTACCGGGCGCAGCACCGCCCAGACCTGCACCGTCCCGTCCTCGGAGGGGGCGGGCTGGATCTGGAGCAGGTCGGAGCGGATCAGCGTGAAGCCCGCGTCCTCGTCGTCTCGGCGGCGGCGGCGGCTCTGGCCGTCCTCCACGTCGATCAGCGCCAGGATCGAGTGGGCGAGCGCGTAGGTGGACGTGCCCGCCGTGACCCCGAGGTTGACGCAGCGGGCAACGCAGCGGGTCCGGGCCAGCATGTCGAGCGTCCCCTCGTAGATCCAATCCTCCACGAGGGTGCGCTCGTTGAGCGGGTCGATGTCCTGGAGCCCGGCCGTCGCACAGACGCGATCCACGATCTGCTTGCGGGTCATCAGCCTCCGATCACGGGCGGTCGCCGGGGTCGCCCCGGTGCTTCATCCAGTGGTTGAGCAGCACCTTGAGCCAGTGCGGGAACCACTGGTGCCAGCGCCTGGGGATGGCGTGGATGAGGAACCAGTAGATGGCGCGGTCGGCGGGGTTCACGACTTCACCAGCGGCGGACGCACGACCTTGCGGAAGTCGTCGCGGTAGTAGAGCTTGCGCTTCGACGGCGGCTCCGAGCCGAACGAGAACCAGTCGGCCGTCTCGGCGTTACCGGGGTGGTAACAGAGGCAGACGTGGCCGTCATAGTGCGCCAGGTCGCCGATCTTGTACGGGGCACCGACCGTGGGGTGGTCGTCCTCGTAGTAGTTGGTGTTGCCGTATCCGCTCCAGCCCTGCATGGCCGGGTCGGGGACGTTCAGGCCCGTCTCACGCTTCGCAAAGTGGAAGGCCTGCACGGTGCTGCCCGAGCAGTCTGAGGTCGTCGGCCCGTTCGGGTTGACGCTGACATCGACGGCCCGGTTCTGGCTGTAGTACCAGTCCGGCTCGGCGATGGCCTTCTCGCAGAACTCGGTCAGCTTCGCCTGCACCCGTTCTGCCGGTGGCTTGCCCGAGCCACCGCCGCCGGTCGAGTAGCCCTTGTAGAGGTTGGCGGCAGTCTGGTCGAACACGTCGTCCCCGGCGTGGGTTGCCCCCTTTGGCACCTTGGTCGCCTTGAGCTTGGTGTGGGTGGCGTCCCCGTAGAAGCCCGAGATGTCCATCCCCACGGACTTCTGGAACTTGGCAACCGAGTCGGCGATCGTCTCGCCGTAGACGCCATCGAAGTCCGACCACTTGAGGAAGCCCGCGCGGGAGATCGCCCGCTTCACAGCGATCACGTCGTCGCCGTTGTCAACGGGCCCCTTCTTGGAGGAGGGCGGGTAAAGGGTGCGCTTGTGTGCGCCAGGGTCAGGCATCAGATCAGCCAGCTTCCGGTGTTCTTGGTCGGGTCGCCCTGCATCGGCAGCGAGCAGTAGGAGCGGCCGTCGATGTTGCTCGCGCTTGTCGGGCAGTCGTTGGCCGAGCCTCCTGAGCGCCTGCCCGACTCGTCAAGACCATCACCATCGGTGTAGACCGCGCCCGACTCGTCGGCGAACTTCCCGTCAGATCGCTGCGTGACTCCGGGGCGAAGCGAGCCGTCCGGGTTGAAGAGGCAGTAGCGCGCGTCCGCCCGGTCGGTCTTGTAGGCCACCCGAGGGGCGACCTTCTTGTAGGTCTGCGCCGGGGGTGGCTCGCTACCGCCGCCCCCGCTGGGAGGGGGGGTGACCACCGCCGCGTCATGGTCGTCCTTCAAGATCCGCAGGGTGCGCTCCATCTTGTCCACCCACGGCCATGTGGAGAGGTCGTCGGGGTTGTAGCCGGGGCCGCGCTTCGGCACGTTCGGCTGCTTGCGGTACCAGTCGAAGAACGCGGTGATGCCGTCCTGGTATCCGATGCTCTCGGCCATGCGGCTGCCTCCCTTCGGGGGCGTGGGGGAGAAGAGCCCCGTTGCCGGGGCTCGTCTCTACTGCTCTTCGGACGTTGCGCGCAGGAGCCCGGTCTCGGGAGCTGGCACAACCACCGGATCCGGCGGCGGCTCCGACTGCTCCAGGTCAGGCGGGTCCTTGAAGTCGAGCGGCGGGCTCAGGTAGACCGAGCGCGTCAGGTTGGTCGCGTCGGAGCCCAGGCGGTCGCCGATCCAGTCGGCCTCGGGGTCGCCTCCCTGTGTGGCGTCGAGGATCCCCTGCGCCCTCTCGTTCTCCTCCAGGTTGTCGCCCCGGTGATCGGCCTTGGTTCCGTTCATGTCGATCACCACGCCGATGTCGGCGTTGTTGTCGATCGCGGCGGTCACGACATCTTGCGGGTCGCGATTGTGATCGGGGGCGACAACGGC